ATCAGGAGTAGATACAGAGAATGTTTCAGAGAATGATGCTGTTGGAACATTTGTAACGGTACTCAAGAACGTGAACACAGAATATGAATTATCAGTATTCACGATAGCCATTTGAGTATTGTGAAGCGATGCTGGAATATTAAATCTCGAACCGAGAACATTCACTGTGACATTTGGATAAGCAGCAAGTGAGAATGCAGATGCAGTGTTAATGGTAGAACCTACTGAAAATTCAACAGGATCGAATGCAATACCCACATCAGTAGTGGACAGAGAAACCACACCTAATTGTCTAGTGGCGACGACCACATTAGCACCAGAGAGGAATGTAACACCTGTTGCAGAGAGTATTGTGTTGGTAAGATTAGGATTACCAGTTTTTGCAGCGGACAGAAGGTTTTGTTGGAACGTAAAAATGCTCATGTTATTATTTAGCAAAATTGATCAAATTTTAGAAATTACGTTGAAGATGGATTTCCGTTTCATCACCATTTTTCTGTTCATCAGATATTTCAAAATTTTCAATTCGGGGAACTAGATATTTTTTATAAAGAGATGTTCGGTTATTACCTTTAGATGAAAAGGTTAAATTTTGAACTTCATAATTATCTCCATCATATTCCACGAAATAATTTGTAATTTCAATTACTGTAGCGAATACGCGAAATGCATTACCTGTTCCCGTTTTTTCAATATTTGTCTCGTAGCCACCATCTCCTTTATCTTTTTCAACAACCCCGAATGCAATTTCCCAGTATTTGTCATTGTATCTGTTTTGCTTTGCATACCAAATGTATGGAACACCTTCATCTGTTTTGAAATGTATTATTTGAGTTGGTGTAAGAACATCTTTGGGATATTCATCTCCACTATCATCCCAATCATCTACGACTTCTTCGGTTTTGAACGTATTCTTCCAAGGGTATGGATTATCAAGACTTTCGTGGATTTGGAAAAATTGATTGAATAATTGCATTGATATTATTTAACGTATAAACGAGGAAACCCGATGCTCTTCGGTGCATCGGGTTTCATAAATTTGATTAGCGTGTCTGCTAAGAGTTAGACTTACAGGTAAGTGCTAACAGAACCAGGAGTAAACGCAGTACCAAGACCTTTGACAATGATCAGGTGATAATAAAGATTAGCACCGAAGATATTGTTTACGATACCATAACGGGTCATGAGTCCAACGCGAGGAGCGAAATCATTCGGTCCAATTGTGCGTTGCACCATAATCGGGATGTATGGGCAGTAAATAATACCTGTGTCATAGTATTCAGAACCTTTGTAACCCAACAGAGCATACTCAACACCGCCACCACCGTTAGGAGGATTGGTGTAGTAGTTATTATCTCTATAGAGTGAAGTGTTCTGAACTTCAGTCCGAGTATCACGATAAACCGTCCAGCGGCTACCAACCGTACCAACTTTAGCAATACCTACACCAGCCGTGGAAACAGTTCCATTAACTTCAAAAACTTTGAAGTCAGGAAGCATTTCGAGGATGCTGCAAACACGAGGAGTTGCGATAACAAAGTTAGCAGCACCTCTACGGTTACGAGCAGCCATACGACCACTTTCGATAATAAGGCGTTGATAGAAGGTAAGATTCCGTTCAGCAGTCCAACGTCCATCCGCACTAACAGGACTCCAGATGGAGAAACCTGCGCCAGCACCAGCATTGAAGGCAGTTTGGATCATACGCATCACAACTTCGCGGTCGATTTCGGCTTGGATTTCATACGACATTGCATTCGTAAGTTCTCCATCGATATCGATACCGTTCATGTTTTTGATGTCTTGTTCCAACTCTACACTCCAACGAGTTGCAAGTCTACGTGTTCCAGCTTCAACAGCAGTTTTGTCAAACTTGAGTTCGATTTGAGGGATTTTACCCGTCAATTCGTAGTTGCTCAAGAGTTCAGCAATACCACGGTCTTGATCTGCGAATGTCCATTCGGCATGACCCGAAAGGAAACCAGCAGATGTGCCAGTGAAACGTGTGTCCAGAAGTTGATAACCAAGTTCGTCGTTCGGAAGACCAGTGCTACCTTCGTAGGCACTAGAACCGTTTGAACGGTAGTTAGTTCCGTTCGATCCTGCACTCTTACCGTCGATATCCATATTGCTAAGGGTATCGCCTTGATAAGCGTAACGAAGAGCGAAAGCAAGACCAACAGGACCGCCCATAGGCTGAACGCCTACGATCTCATTGGAAATCAATTCAGGGAAAGTGCGTCGAATCATAGGAATCAGAATCTTTGGAAGACGAGCATCACCAGTAGCATAGGAGTCGCTGTTAGCGATACCATTGCCAATGTTAGTCGTTGCACCAAACACACCACCGCTAGCGGCAGTATTGGATTCTTGAAAGCACCACTGTTCTTGGTTCTCAAGCAGCATAGCGGTAGTCTTGTAAACGTGTTCGTTCTGGATAGCAGGAATCGAGTTCGAGCTATAGTCCAGCACTTTACGCCATTTAGCGACTGCGCGTTGCATTTTTGAGCCATTTAAATCAGTTTGTGGGATATTCATATATATTTGACTTTCTATTCACATTTGTTCAGGAATTAATTCCTCATAGTGCGGGGTGGAAATTATCTTCTGAATTCCATCGTTTGAAGGATACTCAGATAAGGATCATTCTCCTCTACATCATTACTTACCTTTTCCGTGATAATTTTTTGATTTTTCACGAAATCTGGCTTATGTTTACGGTTTTGGAGAGCTTCTTCCTTGATTACTTCAAGTTGTTTCTTCTCTTGTTTTTCAAAAAGACGCACTGTGTAATCGAAATTTTCTTTGATAAAGGTAAGAGACTTGTCACCAAGAGCTTTCTTAATGAAGTTCTTTTTAGATTCAGGATACTTGGAAGTCTTACCTTCGAGGAAGAGTTTAACTTGTGTGTTATTTTTCTCTTCAGTGATAACTTTGAGATTGCTCTTCAAAGAAGCGTTCTCATTACGAAGTTTATCCAATTCAGTTTTACCTTGTAGAATTGCATCGGAAACAGATTCTTTCATGACAGCAGAATCAATTGCAAACACTCTGCGAAGATTTCCCAGAACATTCATAGCAGTTTTATTCTTAACTGCTTGCTCAATATCTTTAGCAGGAATGGATTCACTCAAAAATTCTTCCAAATAAGCACTAACAGATTCAGTGAGTTGTTTTTTGAATCTGATCAGATCACTTTGTTGTTCTCTTTCGTATTTCTTAACAACTTTAACCAATTTGGCAGTCTTATCTCTATCGAAAGCTTCCATCAATTTTTTCATTTTGATGGTGCGATCTTTATCGAGAGATTCCATGACTGATCCCAATTTAGTAGCATACACTTCATCCTGTTCAACCAATGCAGCTTCAACTGCAAGATCTACTTTAGCTTCCAAAGCTTCTTGGATAGCATTAACGGATTCGTCGGAAAGACCGAGACTTTTTTGAACGTCTTCAGAGAAAAGATTCTGTTTGTTTTTCTTCATAATATTATTTAGAGATTTGATATAACTTTTTTATGTTTTAGAACAAAGGTTTTTCAATTTCTTGAGAAATTTTCTCTTGAATCTTTTTATTGATGGTATCTTTCAAATATTTATGAGCTTTAGCATGGTCTTCAGTCATGATAGCTTCGATAAATTTGATGATAGATGCTGACTCGTTGAGTTCTTTTTTAAGTGTTTTTTGAAGTCCTCCTTTTAATTTATTTTGTTTCGGAGGAGATAATTTTTTACCTTTATTTTCCTCACGCATACGCTTCAGATCAGCTTTTTTTACTTCGCTTGTTTCATCTTTTTTAAATTCAGCATCTTCTTCAGGTGGCTTATTCTTACGATTATAAGAACCTTTACCTTTTTCGGCTTTATGCTTCTGTGTAGAAGGTGCGAAAGCTTTACGATCCTTCACTTTAGGACCATCTAAAGTAACCTTTCCTTCTTTTTTCATATCTTTAAATGTTTTACCCATATTATTATTTAGATACTATTGATAAATTTTATGATTTGTTGACGAAGATAAGAATCAACATCACGCCTTGGGAGAGTTTTGATCGTCTTTTCAAAATTTTCATAGACTTCTTCAAAAGAACCGTCTTGCTCAATAACGAATGTTTTACTTTCCAAAATACCATTAACAAATGCTTTTGGATAAGACGGATCAGCAACAGCATCGATAGCTACCAAGTGCATGTTCTGAACCAAATTATAATCACGATTTTCCATCAATTGTCCCAATGCACGAGTGGACATACCAACTTTAACGCCATCATTGATAAGCGCACGGAGGATTTGACCAGTAGGTGTTGACAACACTTTTGCTTTCCCAATGAAATAATCATTAACTTCAGTCAATTCTGTGACCAAATGGCAAGCTCTTTCCAGATTAACATCAGCACTGGTGGGGTGATTCAACTCACCCATCGCTCTACCTGGAAGAACCATCTCGTTGATATATCTTTGAACTTCAGTTCTTGTATCATCAAGTTTATACATTCTTTTATTTTTATTCACGCTATTGCAACCAATGAATGGTCCTTTAACGTAAAGATTGGATGTGCTATTTCGATTGGATTGCTCTTCGATAACTTCAAAGTTATCAAACACATCAGGATTTTCTGCGATTAGTTTCAGTTTCAACGCCATGCTATTATTTATGTTTAATGTTTGTAAATTCTATCAATTTAATTCTTTTTCCGTAATAATAATAAAATCCATGCCATGCTTCTTCGCAAATTCTCTAGCAAACGACCATTTATCACAATTATTCTTCCATGTTACTTGCTCATAAAGCAGGTTGGATTTCTTTTTATTTTTAGTGGCTTTTGGTTCTTGGGTCTGTTTCCAAGGTTTAACCTCTATAAGATATTTTTTAATTTTATCGCCTTCTTTTATTTTTACATAAGCATCGATAAAATATTTACGATTTTTCTTTTGAACACTGTCAAAATAAGGAATAGTGACCTCTTCGCTATTCCATTCCAGAACATTCGCATTATTATCAGCCCATCGAAATAATTTTAATTCTAAACCAGATCGATAAATTATATTATCCAATTTGCCAATATATTTGGAAGGATTTTTGGGAGCATAAAATCCTTGATAAAATTTACTATTACGTTTTGATAAGCCAAGACTACCCATTACACTATATCAACAGGCTCTTCAACAATAACTTCTGGCTCAGGAGCCACGATAATATTATCATAATCGAATACAGGCAATAAAGCCTGTAGCTCTTCCTGCGTCAATTCCTTCACATCTGGAAGCAATCCTGCTTCAAATGCTGCTATTAATCGCAGTGTCCAGAGTGCAGTATAAGCTTTACGACCATCTACCAGATCTGTTAAAGAAGCTGTTTCAGGAAATCTCAATGCTCTAAGTCTTGTGTGATCTGAGTCATCCCAACCTGCTGCAATTGTGTTATATGTGTGCAAGCCATCTTGTGCTTGTTCACCATACTGTTCTACGAGTTGAGGTAGTTGCTCAACAAGTGTAGCAGGAAAGGCAAATGTTTTGAATTCGTTTGAAAATGTCATATGCTTATTTAAGTTACTAATTATATATTTCAATACACCCACTGAAATAGTCTATCTTCAAATAGTGTATTCCTCAATAAAGTTTCTATTGTTTTATAATCAGATTGTTGAAAAATATTGTTATTTATATGCATCAAAAATGAATTTATACCGCCAGCCATATAAGAAGAACTGGAATTTGATGTTAGCCCTGTAAGTCTTTGTGTTGTTGTGCTATAATTTAATCCGATTGTA